GGGTATTAGCTCATCTGGCTAGAGCGTTAGACTGGCAGTCTAAAGGTGGCGAGTTCGAGTCTCGCATGCTCCACTTTACAAACCTCTCTGTTTCAGAGGGGTTTGTGCTTTCTTAAGCTTCTCCAGTTTTCGTTTTTGGATAAAAAAAAGACAGTTTGTGCCACTTTTGGCAAAAAGAACTTGTCTAAAACGAATCCAGAACAATTATGACAACTCTTAAAGCTGCCGTTGTTCCGGCCAAGGTGCTGAAAAACGGCAAACACAGAATTCGTATAGCAATTGGTCATAAACAGGAAACAAGATACATCGTTACCCGATTTGAAATAGATAATACTGCTAATTTTAAGGGAGGGCAGGTGGTAGGTGTTCCTGATGCTGCACATGTCAATGCTAAATTACGTGGAATACTTAATTCATATCAGGATGCCTTGGATAAAATAAACACATCATCCTATACTTGTACCCAACTTGTCGAATACTTGTCCTCGGTAAAGCAGGGAGCTATCTCTTATAGTGTTGCTTCGGCTGACTATATGCAGAATTTGATTAAAGAGGGGAGAAGGACCACTGCTTCCTTATATCAAAGGGCGAGTGATTACTTCATTGAGTTTGTCAAATATGATATAATGCTTGATGGAATTACTCCCCGGACCATAAAGGACTTTGACATTTATCTAAAGAATGTCCGAAGGCTGGCTCCTGTTACTTGTGGTATGCACATGGCACATTTGAAGGCAATAATCAATCAAGCAATAAGGGATAAAAAAGTATCATATGACACGCATCCTTTTGAATATTATGAAAGACCGGCAGGAATGCCTAAAGAGCGTGATATCTCGGTAGCTGACGTAAAGAAGATAAGGGATGCAGAGATAAAAGAGAAGTCTCAGCGTGTTGCCAGGGATGTGTTCATGCTTTCGTATTATCTAGGAGGTATCAATCTGATGGACTTGATGCAATACAATTTCAAAGATGCGAAAATTATGGAATATGTACGTGAAAAATCAAAAAACACAAAGAAAGGTGATATGAAGATCAGCTTCACTATTCCTGAGGAAGCAAAACCGATTATCAAAAGATGGATGGGGCGTAATGGAAAGCTTGATTTTGGTTATAAATACTCTTATCCTAATTTTCGTAACTATGTAACAAAAGAAATTATAAGGCTAGGGGAGAGGCTGGAGATAGAATCGCATGTCGTATATTATTCAGCTCGTAAATCCTTTGTCCAACATGGTTTTGAACTGGGCATACCATTGGAAACTTTGGAGTATTGTATAGGCCAAAGCATGAAATCCAACAGACCGATCTTTAATTATGTCAGAATTATGAGAAAACATGCTGATGAAGCCATAAGAAAGATTTTAGATAATCTAAAGTGAGGATTTAAGAACTAGAGCGATTGCTTCGGCAGTCGCTTCCTCTTTTTCTTTGTCTATCTCTGAGTTTAGCCGTTCTATCAAGTCCATACTCCCTGTGATAATCGTTTTTGTGCCCTCAGAGGAAGAAATTGTAAGTTCATAGTGTCCATAGCCTATAAACTTTTTGGATAGCTGATAAGTGGTTGGGGGGGATTTTGACATATGCGAATTGCGTTAGCAGCAGAAAAAGAAAACGGTTCCGCTTTCCCGTTGCGTTACATTCCGTAATCGAAACAGTGGGTACATTAATACTCCACACGGGGGTCGGAACCGTATTATGAAGAAGCTACAGGCAATAAAAATCGTCTGTAGCTCAATACGAGACAACGCCTCGATTACTTCAAAATGTAACGCAGTGCAAAGATGGGTATTTTATATGACTTTACAAAAAACAAAATGGGAAAATTTCAATAAAGCATAGAGGTGAGAGATTATATAATGATGATGAAAAGATAATCTTATTATATTTGACACCATCCCCGTAGTTGAGTTGCTACGGGGATTTTCTATATTAATTGGTCAATGTTAACTCCCAGCTATCCATAATGGTCATACGCTTTCTTCGTCATAATTGTATTCCATTTTATTTAACTTTATTCCAAACAGGAAGGCGCCCAAATTCTTTCTCATATTCAATTAATAGTTGGTGTTCTACAACTACAGGATCATCATTCTCGGTATCATACCATAATACAAGAAGATGATCTATTGCATTTTTCTTCATTTCTAATGGCCATGATCTCTTTCTTGCGATTTTACCAAACTGATGTCCATTAACAATACGGTCTTTTATACCACCCAAGCCAGCTTTACGGTGTACAATAACACCTTTTTTCTTATCTTTTTTGCCAGAGCGGCCGATATAGATCAACTCCTGTTCACCACCAATGAAAGCAATCACGATGTAAACTCCACTTTTGTTCGTCGGAGCATTACAAACATCATTAAGTGAATCCGTACTTTTGAACTTAAAACTGCCATTATTGGGGTATTCATTAAGTAGGTCAAACATAGCATTATAATTTAAAGTTTCAACAAATATACAAATATATAAAGAGAAGTCAAAGAAATCTCAATAAAATGATCTGAACCCAATGAGGCAAAGATACTAAGAAGGCAGCTTATTTGGCTGCCTTCTCAAGGTTCTCTCTGATTTGTTGGAGCATCCGGAAAGCCCCGGCCATCTTATAGTTGCCCAGACATTGCTTAGCCTGCATGATACAACTTTCAACAGTAAGTTTCAAATCCGGAGTGAAAGCCGCTTTGTTAATCTGCATTTCTTTGGGAAGTTCATCAGCATGGTTATTGAACCATACGATCATTTCATTCAATTCCTCTTCGGAATAAGATTCTTTTTCAGCCATGATACATAAATTGATGTTAATAGTGTGCAAAGATAAAGGAACATATAATTCATGGGTTATCTTTTAACAGAAATATTATCAAAATAAAACCGTCCCTACTTATCACAAGCTGGAACGGTTCAGATTAGTTTCGTTTTTGACAATCTACTTCACATTTTATTGAACAAGATACCAATGGATTTGTTCAAAGGGATTTGCCTATTTCTAAAAATATTTGTTGTCACATTATTACGTATTACAAAAAAGGAGGGCATCGTGCATCACGAGCCCCCAGTCCAATTTATAAATTTAAAGTCTTATGATGAAGATTGTCTGTTGCGCCAATGTTTTACTATCAGCATAACAACAATCAAAACGGTTACACAAACACAGGCAAAACCTATTTGTTTAAGCAGCGTGGATTCTTTTTTCTCTTTTATGGTTTCTGACCGGTTTTCTTCACGGGTATTGGAAGTGGTTTCCTTGTCAGTTTTCATCTCCGTACAGTCATTGACTACAGTTTCCTTCTTTCTATTCTTGCTGAAATCACCCTCCACATGACCGTCAGCCAATAACGGAGGTTTCCCGGTCAGGCTGTCGGGTGGTTTTCTTGTATCATAGATACAGAAATCAATCACATAGTTACTATTAGTAGTAATGAGTTCGCTCAAAGAGGTACTTGATCCGTGTACGATGTTGACAGATTCACGTGTACTATCCTTCAGTATAATCTCTGTGTTGGATTTGACAGCCTTATGCGAGCTGCCACAGGCAAACAGCAGGAACAGACACATGAAAGGAGCCAGCAATATATGCCGGCTTACCCAGTTCATAACCTTATTATATAACCACATCATAAAATCTGCATGATGATTGAAGCGGCCACAGCGACAGTAATTCCAATTCTCCATGCCCATTCAAGGCGAGAGTTTTTAACCGTTTCACTCGTGATAATGAGTTTGGCACGCAAGTTATCAGTATCTTTCACAAAAAATCCTGGTTCTTTTTCCATAGTTGCTGTTTTTAGAGTTTCAAAACTTGTTTCCTGTTATCCCCGTCAGCTCGATAACTGACGTGCACCCAAGCGAAGTTAGACTCGTCAATCAACTGGTCATAGGGCAGGTTCTTTCGGATATACTCAAACAACAGCTTGTTTTGCTGTCTGTCTCCAGTGTCAATATCAGCAGCTTCCCCCTTCATGTGCTGCGAGGTCTTACTTCCCTTGACGGCCGCATTAAGTTCTGGACAGCGATAACCACTGTTTACTGTTATAGGCTTTCCCCACCATGTGCGTAACGGGTCCAGTACGTTGTCCACCAAGGCAGTCAGAGCAGTCACATGCTCCTGTCTGCATCTGTTATTGATACCCAAGCGGTCAGCAGTTGTTGACTTGCAGAGTTCCGCAATCGTAAAAAACTTCATTTCTTTTCCTCCTTATCTTTAATTAATGTAGCCCTGCGTGGTGGAATACGACGGCCGCATTCGCTGTCGGGCCTGTCACAACGGTTATGTTCGGCATCTTTCAATTGCAGTTCCAGCTCGTGGCACTTATGAATCCATGCCAGCTTATCAGACTGTTCATTACGAAGCTCAACGTATAACGCATCAATCTTGGCGTCACGCTGGGCGATACGTTCTTCCAGCCAGTCAACCTGCTTGCGCTCGTTCTCATCCTCCATTGAATCGGCGGACGCATCCTCTTTCCGTGCGTTAGTCTTGCGGTTCACCCAGAACGTGACACCCCAACGGACAGCCTCCAATCCTCCGAAAGCCCCGATTATAGCCAACCAGTCGTTTAATTCCATTCTGTCTATTGTTTATCTGATTATAATACTACTTCAAAGATATGTCTATTTACTTACGTCATTGTTGCAGAATTACTTAAATCCATTGCCACGATATGACAATAAAAAAAGAGCCCGATGACAATATTTATTGCCATCAAGCTCCTGGTTACATTGCAAAGATAGTGAAAACTATTCCATATTCAATCCATATTGAAAAAAATAATCAGGAGCAATATTTCGATTATCCGAAGAAATTAAAGAGTCACAATATTAATAGAAAACAAATAGGATTCATGAAATCTACCGGTTGTCTATAAAATCAGATGTTCTTAAGCCTTTATCGGGAAACATCTTTACTTTTTTCCTTTTCCTTTGAACATTTTTCAAGTCACGCACAATGGTGCTGGAAAGTACCTCCGAATAAATCTGTGTGGTCTTTACGGAAGTATGTCCGAG